TTTCGGCTGAACAATATTGATCGCAATCGCTGCCATCTCCACCGGGCCGCCATCAGCCCCGGTAATCTCGGAACGCTCAACGTAACCTCTGTCTTTAAGCTGCGTCTTTGCAGCGAATATAGTGGCTGCAGTATCACCCTCGTTGATTAGCTTAATAAGTTTCGACTCGATAAAGTCTTTCTTGTACTCTTTCAAATCAGCAACCGCCGCTTTATATTCTGGATCGCTTTCAATCCAAAGGTAGTGAGTGGTCCGGTTGATACCCACCTGCTGCGCTGCATGGGCTATAATGCCGAATGAAACCTTAAGGGCTTCAAGCATAGCCTTCTTCCTGGCTTCCGTTGTAATTTCTGTGCCTCCTGCCATGTTATAAAATTACACCATTTTTCTTAATTGGAATATTCGGGTCAAGTTTACGCATACGGTCAACTATCACTTGGCAATATTTCGGGTCGAGTTCCATTCCGTAGCATTTACGTTTTAGTTGGTGTGATGCTACCATTGTTGAGCCTGAACCTAAAAAAAAATCAACTATTAAACTATTCTGATTTGAACTAATTTTCATTTCGTTTGAAATTAATTCTATTGGTTTCATCGTTGGGTGTAATCCACTTTCTCTCCCAAATTCTAAACATCTTGAATAGTTTACATCTTTTAAACTATTATTCCAAATTGCAGATTTTCTAAATAAAAGCAAATATTCAATATCCGGTCTGTGAGAATCTCCTATTGGAATTGCGTTTGGTTTTTTCCATATTAAAACATTAAAAGAATATCCAATTTCTCTTGCCCAAAGTAAATAATCAGGAAGTAAATCTTTATTGCAAAAAACATAAGCATTCATTCTTTTATTTTCAAAAACTAAAGGCATCGTATTTAAAAAGTCAGTTGGATTAAAGTCAGAAATAAATTCTATATCTTTTCCTTGCTTTCTTAATGCTTCTCCAGTTATTCCTTTACAGCCTCCTTCTGTTTGTATTTTATAAGGAGGGTCAGTAAACACCATATCCGCTTTATTACCATTCATCAACTTTGCAACTTGGTCGGAATCCGTAGAATCCCCACACAACAACCGATACTCCCCAATCTCGAACAGATCGCCCAAAACGATGTCCGTTTCAATCTCATCCGGTATCTCGTAATCATCTTCTACCGCTTCGGGTACCACCTTAAACGCATCGGGAATATCAAGCCCCCATTCGCTTAATTGCTGTACATCCCACTCAATCTGAAGGTCCGGCCAATTATGGTCACCATATCCAATGTTGTCTTTTATCGTGTAAGCCTTTAGTTTTTCAATAGGAGTGGTGGGAGGTAATATTTTTGTTGGTATTTGTTTTATCCCTAATTCAGTACAGGCTTTTAGCCTCATATTCCCGGCAATAACAACCAACTCGCCATTAAATTCATAAGCAATAACCTCCCGTAGTTCTAACATTTCGGGATCATCCTGTATAGATTTTTTTAGTTTATCAAACTTATCGTCTTTGATTAGGCGGGGGTTTTTGGGCAATCCAGGAACTTGCCCGCTATTACTTTTAAGCCGGGATGCGCTGACTAATTCTGAAAGCATTTGTTTGAATTATAAGTGATTTATCCCACCAATCGGGACGTAATTTTTTAATAACAAATTCGGTAAGGGTGTTTGCTCTTTTTTGATTATTGCAACTTTGGCAACTCAGGACTAAGTTTTGCCAGTGATTGTCGCCTCCCCTTGAAACGGGGGTAAGGTGTTCTATGTGGGTTGATTTATCATAAAGCAGCTGGCCATCACAGTAAAAGCATTTATCTCCCTGTATAACCCGTAAAGAAGCGAGATAAGATAATGGGAGTTCGCCAGCGGCCTTTCGCTGATGATATTTAATTTTATTTCTTTCCCTTGATCTTTCTGCCTCAGTTTCTTTCCCACCTTTCCAGTTATACAGATTCGGACCCTTACATTTATCCGAAGCCTTCCGGCCTGCACTTAATGCTGCTTTCCATTCCGTTGATAATTTCTGGCCTTTTCGGGAAACCCGTGGAGTTTTATCGGGTTTAATCTTTATCATCGATTCTGAATGGCAACCACGGCTGCAATACTTTGGGGTCCTCCCCTTATCTAGCTTTTTTGAATAGAAAACCTTGCGGCAGTTCTGGCATCCGAAAAACAGCCTTCTATGCGTTCTGGGGTTGTCCGGATTCTCTTTTAGTAGGTTGATGTCGATTAACGTAGGTGCCATACTGCTAAATTAGGAATAATTGTTGGAAGTTACCAAACCATTCCATCGGTTGAACGGATGGGGTTGCCGTTGTGATCTTCTTCCAAGCCGTTAGGCGAACCCTGTATCCTTTTCTTTACTTTACTTTCCTTTCCTTTGTTATGTTTTGTTATAACTTTGTTATCGTTTGTTATAACAGTGTTATTAGAACCCCACCTAGAGCGCATTCCAGCCTTTCCAGCCTCAGACTTTTTCCACCTCTTTTCCTCAAATTCGTCCTTATTTCGCAACACTCTTTGCGACCAATATTTTTTACCATCTGTAACAAATAACCCTATTGTTATAGCTTCGTTATAGAATTGTAATAACAGATCTTTATCTACATGAAAAGACTGGGAAAGTCCTTCAATCAGCTTAACCGTCAGCCTGCCGTCAGCCTGTTCGTGCATTGCTTCTATAAAGCACCAGTATAACCCATAACCAGCCATCCCAAACCTGGAAATAATGTATAGGCATTTCTCATCGTTGTGAGCGTTCGCATCATGCGAAAAGTAGTAAGCGTCTTTTTTCATATTGATTCATATTGTCTGGTGAATGTATTGTATGTAAAGCAAGCAAACCCTGTTTGCCCAAGCCAAGAAAATCTTACTTTTTGAACGTAAGCGGTAACTATTCCGGTTTCGAAATCCCGATGAACAGATATTCCATTATCAGCCTTGTTAAAGAAATGAGCCGATCCTGCAATATCATACATGGTTGCCGGTGGGTATTTACCCTTAGTGTCTTTCATTAATTTTCTGGGGTGTGCAATAATAAAAACATGGGTGTCTGTTCTAAGTGCAAACTCTTTAATAAGGGTAAGGGCTTCGCTTATGTACTGGGTTTCGGTGTACCCGTAAGGAACTTTATGTTCTATGTAGTTCCAGGGATCTATAACAACTCCTTTAATCCCTGTTCGCCTTACCACTTCAGTTAATTTCTGTATTATACCTTCGATACTAACCTCTACTTGCAAGATGTTTAGGAATGAAAAGTAACTATCAGTAAGATAAATACCATGTTCAAATTCTGCTCGGCTCATTCTATGTGCAGGGTCTTTCCTAAAGTTAAAAGATAGCCCTACAAATTTTTCCATCAGCTTAGTAACATGAAATGGTATAGGATTTTCAAACGAACACATAGTAAATTTCCAGTTATGTTTTCTCGCAAGTGAGGTAACAATATAATCAATAAATTCAGATTTACCCATATTTGGTGCGCCGGTAACTACTGTCATTTGCCCACCTGAAAAAGAAAGTAGTTCATCAAACTCTCCAATACCCGCCTTAACACCTTGAGGGTAGCCGTTGATATAATAATCTTCAACTGTTTCAAAAATATCATCCATTGTAACGATACCATCCAGCGGCCATTTTTTAGACTGATCTATTATGCTTTGCAGCATCGGCTTACCATGCTTAATAAGTATTTCGTTGGCATCTTTGCAACCTTCGGGGTAATCAACTTTATAACATCGTTCTTTACCTAACCGGCGGGCTAATTCATCCCTTAATGCAAGCCCAACGGTATCATTATCGGTGAATAGGATTATCTTGTCTTTATCTTCAAACTCCTGCCAGCAATTATCAAGATACTTTAATTGTAGTTGCCCGGTTCCAGCACCATTAGGAACCGAAACAACATTGTAAATACCAGCTTCATGTAAAGAAAGGCAATCTATTTCACCCTCGACTATTATTGCGGTAGTTTCGTTTTTAATAGAATCTATGTTGTAAAAAATTAATTCAGCGTTCTTGTGTAGCTTAAAATCTTTATCCTTTGCCCGGTATTTTATATTGATAAGTTGATCATCTCTTATGAACGGGAAACAGATAGTAGGAACTTCTTTTTTTGCACCGGGCATCCATTCGTTTATTTGAGTAATGCCGAAACGTAAAAGAGTATCATTGCTTATTAATCGCTTATTGAAATATTCTATTGTAGCTGCAGGAAGTTTCTCTAACCTCGGTATTGGCCGCTCGTATGCCTTTACCTTTTCGCTGAAAGGGATATTATATTTATCAGATATTATTTTTAATGCCTGAATATAATTTATAGAATCATGCTCCATCAGGAAAGCAACGGCGTCGGTTCCAGACTTACCGCATCCAAAGCATTTATACCCCTGCTTGCTTACATTGAATGAAGGTGTTTTTTCCTTATGGAAAGGACATAACCCAAGCATATTATTGCCAGATCGTTTTAGTTTTACATACTGCGAAACTATTTCCACAAGGTCAGAAGCGGCTCGTATTTCTTCGGTGTTTGTTATCATTTTAGTGTATGAATATATTTAGCATAAGCAACTTTTGTACTGTCCGGTTCTTTCAGCCAATGGGCATCGGTATTGTTTAACAACTTACCGATTGCATCAGCCTCCTTGTTTAAGGAAGTGAGTAGGCTAATCTTTAACTGATTTTCTGAAAGATGATTAATAAGGTTGCCTAAAAGCAATTGTGCAACATACAGTTTTTCAAATTCGTTATAATCCATAAAATAATTAACCCTGACGGTTTCGGCTAGTGTGGAACACACCTACTCCCGTCAGGGTTTTAATGAATAATTTTACAGCTACCCGGTTCCACTCAAATAGCTAATCAAATATACTACTTTGTTTACAATAATACCTATCAAAAACCTCAAAATATTCCTCTGTATTATGTATAAATTCATACACCCCTCCAGCGTTCCGGATCTGAGCTTGTTGTTTCAACTGGTGTTCAGATGGTTTATCCTTTCCAGACTTTATTTCCAAGTGAATAGATCGCCCCTGGATAATTAGAGCAACATCAGCCGTCCCTTTCTTTGTCGTTCCAGTAATCCACTTATCACCCACTTTGCGGCCCGAAGTATTAATCCTGTTAGCATGACAACCCATCCAAGTTGCATGGTCCTGAATAAATGACTGCAACCCATTTGCCGTACCGATGTCAGGCCGGTCTGGTTCAATGAAGTGGTTATCCTTAATCCATTGCGGGAATTGTTTTGACTGGTGGTTAAACTTT